AGCAGCTGTTGCACCACCACTAAAACCACCTGATGCGCCTGCAGCGTTACCAGCGTTAGTGATTTCGTTTAATTGGCCTGGTGTGCCTTCATATAGAAAGTCCCTTTCTTCTCTAAGGAATCTCTCTTGGTTTTCTAGCAAGACTGCGGTTACGGCTTTACGATGAGGATCTTTGATATCATCAAGTCCTTCATGATTAAGTAGCGGCGACCACTTCTCTTGCAATTGTTCTGAGTTGAACATTTTGCTTTTTAGTAATGTGAGTTGTGTTTAATATAATGTTAAATTCACTTCTTGACCGAGTTAAGTGCTTTCATGTAATGAGCCATTGCACCAGTATATTCTACTGCTTGTGTCTCTTCATTTAACACTGTTTCTGAGGTCTGTTTCTGAACACTCTGTCCAAAGTATGACTCCTTTAGAGTCTCCAGTTTTTCACGATATGATTCTTCACTTTTAAACTCAACACTTTCTGCAAGTGAAGCGAGCTTCTCTTTCTGAGTAGCAGCAAGGCCTTCAGAAACTTCAGAAACGATAACGTCTGCAGTTGACTCAGCGAGTCTCTTGTTTAGTCCAACGTTTCTCTCAATCTGCTCATTGAGTTTGGTCTCCATTTCATCAAGTTTATCTACCATGTTCTCGACTACATCGTATTTGTCTTCAGGGATTGATACATAATGTTCTTCAAATAGGGTTTTCATTCCTGTGAGGAAGGATTCTGTCATCTCTGACTTCAATCCATGCTCAACAGATAACTTATTGTCCTTGAGCCACTCGTCAGCGACGTACTCAAGGTAAGAGTCAACTCTCTCAACGAGAGCTTCCTTTACTTCTGTGATTTCTTCAACAATCTTCTTCTCGTTTTCTGCTTCAAGATCTTCCTTAATCTTAGCGACTTTAGAATTGATTGCAGCTTCAAAGATTGTCTTTGCTTTATTTTGGAATTCTTCTGATAGTTCCTCACCAGAGAACAGAGCATTCATGTCTTCTTCGACATTAATCTCAGGAGCCTGCTCTTCAGCAACTTGCTCCTCCTCTGCGACTACCTCGCCTTCCACTTCAGATTCTTCTTTCTTTGTTCCGCTTATGGATGTATCCATAGGCATTGCTGGTTTTGCACCTTTGTTAACAACATTAGAAACTACAGTTCCTACTGTTTTTAACTTAGAAGAATCATCATCTGGTTTGTAATTTTCGGGAGTAGGGCCGCCAAGATCTTCGTAGGAACCTGCAACGGACTTATCCATTGGCATTCCCGCCTTTGCGTTAGCGTTAACTGCAGTTTTGGATTGCTGAGTGCCTACTTCCATTTCTTGTAAATCTTTTCCAACGGACATCGTTTTTGCTCTCCGAAATTAAAACTTTATATTAGTGTAAATCTATACTTATTTAGAAAAGTTATAAATTAAAGATTTTTTAGAAAATCTGAGAATAACTTTATCTTGTTCTCTTGCAACTGTCGACTACTGGCAAGAGTATTGATTTGTTTGTAGGTTTTTGCAGCTTGTTGTTCACGAAGAACACCGCCGTCCCAAACCCAATTTTTTCCTTCCATGATTCCATCCACAAATGCGTCTGGAGCTGAAGGATCTGCAACAATATCTGCTGCAGTTGCCAACATGAAATCTTCACCAACAACGTTTACACCTTCGTTGTTCATAGCAACCGAGCCAACACCACGAGATGATACTCCAAGTTTGACTCCTTCACCAAGAAGTGACTTAGCAATATTTCCCATAGGTGTACTTAATATTTTAGCACGACCAATAAAATCAGAACCTTCTTGTCTTAGAGAAGTAATTTTATGGGAAACACGATCTAAGTTTACAGTTGGGCCATCTGGATGACCTAACTCACCAAGCGCTCTACCTTTTGAGATAAAGGCTTCGCTGTATCTTGAAACTTCTTTTGCAAGAGTTCCACATGGATACATTCTACCGTTACGATTTTTTATGTCGCCCTGAAGGAAAACTCCTTCAATATAGAGGTTCTTCTTACCGCCACGTTCTTCGACGATAACCTCTACATTTTCTATTTCTTCTCTAATTAGTTTCATGGTTCTTAGTTTGTGTATCCTACAGCTGAACCTAAGACAGCAGCGTTTGCTGCAAAAATTGCCTCAGTTTTCTTTTTTTCAACGAATTCAACAGTATTACCTGGCATTGTAAAAGTTCCAATAGTTGATGATCCTCCAACAGAATCAATCACAGTTACTAATCTAGCAGTATCGCCATTGTTACAAAGACGTACTACAGTTGCCCCTCCAAATGTGGAAGCGCCTGCGGCGTTAGTGCCACATGCAGCTTGACTACCAGTTACTAAAGTTCTACTCGCCATCAGTCGGTTCCTCTTCTTGGGCTACAGGTTCTTCTTCAACTTCAGATTCAGACTCGTCATTAAAAAGATCTGCAACCGCAAGCGGTCTCTCAGTTTCTACTCTTGATGCTGTTTTAGCATAAAGAACATCTTTTATCCCATCTGATATTTCATGGGCGGGTGCATCATCTAGCACCATATCAATTAATTTTGCAGAATCCACGATTATGTAAATATACTACCAACTATTTATATTTCGCCACCTTCAGGAGCTTCAACAGCCTTACTGTCTTTCTCCGAATCTGGTTCAGTTATATTAGATTGTTGTGCGGCAACGTCTGTTGCAGCAGCTGTAACTTCTAATTGTTGCATTGCAACAGGGTCAACATATAGTCCTGCTTCTATTTCAGCAGCAATTAACTTATCCTGTTCTACAATCTCATCATCAGTCTGACGTAATATTTCTCTTCTTAGATAATCCTGAGAGAAATATTTACCAATATATGGCTCTGCCTGTGATAGATTTGCCATTCTCTCTTGGAATAATTCACTCTGTTTTAATTCAGAAAAATGATTATCGTAGATATAATCAAACTGAATATGTTCAGACATACCTGACCAATCTTCAACAGTAATTACATTCTTAAGAAGTAATTGTGTCTTCAACATATCAAGGAACATATTAGAGAATCTCTTTCTCAATCTTCCTACAAACTTATTAAATCTAAGTTCATCTCTTAGGATTTCAGATGATCTTCCTAAGTTAAATCCACCTTCTCCACCTATACGAGTTTCGGGAACCCCTAAAGCTTTGTAGAGTTTTTTCTGGAAATAATTAATATCTGTTATTTCTCCAAGGTTTTGACCACCAGGCAATGTAGTAATTTCCGTACCTCTACCACCTTCTCTTCTTGGTAGCCAGAAATCTTCTAACATAGACATAAATTTCTTGTCGTCACGAACCTCACCAGTATTGGCATCATAGACCAACTTAGATCTATAACGATTCATAACTTCACGAAGATATTGTTCTGCCTTTACTTTAGGTAAGTTACCAACATCAATATAGAATATTCTTCTTTCTGGAGCACGAGACATACGATAGATGACTAGTGAATCTTCAATCATTCTTAATTGATTGAGTGATTTAATTGCTTTCTGTAGATAAGAAAGAACAGTTTGTTTATTACGATCTACTAAACCTGATGTGCAATATGCAACGGCATCCTTTGCAAACTTAACTGCATCCTTCTGTTGACCTGTAACTGCAACAGAACCGTATTGATTTTTCTGATATGAGTGTGGAGTGTATATAAAATATTCTGATAGTCCTTCAAAATCTGCATCTAATGGATTATCATTACCGCCTGGTTTATTACCTTGTACATATTGAATTGCATTTGCACCACCTTTTTTCTTCTGTTCTCTTACATATTTAATTTTAAGTGCGTCAATATATCTAAGTTCTTTAATTCCTTCTTCTGGTTTTTCTAAATCTATAACTTTATGATAATATATTCTTCCATCTACATACCAGTTACGAAATATTTCATGTGCCTTTTATCAAAGTCCAGCATCTCTTTGATATACTGAAACTCATCACGAATAATTTTTTTTATTCTATCTCCAGCCTTTAAATTTTCTAAATCAATTTGAATCGGTGAATCATTTTGATCTGCAACTATTGCTTCACATAAAATATCTTCTATCGCAGAATCCACTTCGGGATGTAATGACATCTCTCGATATCTACGAATTAAATCATATTCTGTTTTAAATACGCCCTCTACATCAAGATATTGCCCATAAAATCCAGATGCCAAATAGTAGTCCGCACCGTCCTCATTATTTCTAGGGACAGGAGAGACTACTGATGGTGCTGGTTTATTATATGAATCATCAATCGAGAAACCAAATAATTGTGCCATAGTATAACTTCTATACCTATAGTGGTATTTATATTATATCTTAAACTGTGATAAAAATCAACTAGAAGTTACCTGTTGGTGAGGATACTTCGTAAAATAGATAGTTGAATGTAACTTGAAACTCTTCAATTTGATCTGTTGCACCAAAATCAAGAGGAATAGAACTAACCGTATTAGGATAAATTCCTTCAAAGTTATAAAGTCTTAGAACTTTTTCTGGATCGCCAGGTGCAGAACCCTCTCTACTCAACTGTTTAACTTGAGCAGATCTTTGATAAACTTCTGGACTAATTGTACCTTGAGCTGTTTGCAAATCGTTGATCGAATTACTCCATTTTTCCATTGCATCCCTGATTATAAAATCAGTATCATTAATAATAGTCACTGTCCAAGGATCAAAGGTGCGATCTCCAGCAACAGGAAGAACACGACCTCTATATGGAACAGGAATATTACCTAAGTTAGATGCTGGTATTTCAGCAGCCTTAACAAGGAATGGAACTTTATCAGATACATCTGTTAAATTTATTCCCAACTCCTCTGGAAAAGCAATTTCTACTTCAAATAAATTAGCTCTCGCACCACCACCAGATAATCTGGATCGAAACTCTGTTATGTTTCTTTGGTTAAATGTTGCCATTTTTCTTTTTTAACTCCTTTTGTTATTTAGATGGACTTAATTAAACTCGACCAGCGACTTCAGAGAAGCTAACCCCTGTTCTTGTCGCAACGAATGTAAGACCGATGAAGTTAATTGAACGAGCTGGTTTGATAAAGATATCGCACTTAAACTCATTCGCATCAATCACATCAGGTGTGTTGTTTGTTTCATCACAAATAACTAAGAAGTCTGTAATACCTCTCTTCGCTTGAACTCCACGAAGGAATGGTTCAACAATGTTACGGAAGTTTGCTCTCGTAATCTCATCGTTAAACTCAAAGAGTTGAGTTCTTGCAGCAACTTCAATTCTTGCCTCTAAGTTCAAGAACAAACGACGTACGTTAATTCTATCAAATGCGGAAGCAATCGCAAGTCCTGTCTTATCTCCAAAGAGAACGAATCCAGCGCCAGGTGAGAATATAACTGGGTTAATTCTCTTAGTATAAAGAGTGTCTCTTTGTACTTTATTTGGATTATATGCAAGTTTAACTGCATTTAAGATGTTTCCTCTCTGTGAACCAGCTGGTGAGAACCAAGGGAACTGTTCCTCAGATGTTCTTGCCATCAATCCAGCAATATCACCATTTAATGGCATAAACTGGAACTTATTATTAAATCTATCAAACTGATACTTATAACCAGAATCAAAGACTGCGAAGGATGATGATGTAATTGGATCGTAGAACTGAACAACGTTAGTTGTTTGTGTCTTCGCACTTGTTACGTTAACAACTGTCTCTCTGTTTGGAGAGATAACTGCTAAACAATCCTTTCTTGCCTCTGCAATCGCAATCAATTTGTTTGCTTTTGCTTGTGATTCTGTCTGACTACCTGTAATGCCAGGGCCGTTGAGTAAGAAGTTAACTGCATATTCTGCCTCATTCTCAAATATTTCATAACCACCGATTATGTTTCCAAGAGATGTTGAGTAACCACCTTCTGTACTTACACCAGAGTAATCCTTACCACCTTGTAACTCATAAAGTTTATTACCTACAAAGTTGAAGTCTACATCCTGTGCATCTTGACTCCAAGTATTATCTGTAGTAGATGATGGAGTAAATGCAGTTATAATACCAGATGCAATTCACCGTTTCCAGTTGCGATTCCAACAAAGATATTATCAGAATTTTTTGAAACAAAGTCTTTGTAGTAAATTGCGTCTCCAAAGGAGTTCTTTGCATCATCTGCCTTTGATAAAAATGCAAACTTCTCAAGAATTGCACCTTGAGCACCAGTAATTTTTCCAGCATCATCAATGACTACAATGTGAAGTTCATCATTAGAACTTTGTCTTGCAGCAGCGAATCCACTTGTGCCTGGTTTTTCAGCAATCTCTTTCCACTGTAATGCACCATTCTTTAATTGAATGAACTGATTATCATACCAGTCATCAACTTGGAAAATTG